ATCCTTGGCTTAATCCAGTATCAACGCCCCTAGCAATAATGAATGTGACACCACCAACAGTAGCAGTCATTCCACCGTTACCACCCGCAGCGCCTGTTGCGTACCCGGCAACGACAACCATGATTGGCTTTCCAGTGCTATTTGTATAAGTTGTAGAAAATGCTCGACTTGATGTTACATCAGTCCAAGTCTGCCCCCAACCAATACCCATATTCTGCACATAAGCAGTCGTTGCAATTTTTGTACTGTTGTCACCATTGGATTGGGTAGTACCTGTCGCACCAGAAGACACGGTGGTGGACACCGTTGCGGCGGTTGTTGCATTTGTAACAGCAGTTGATCCAATTGCAGTCACAATGTCAGATGCACTAGCTGCACTGAAAGCACTGGTTCCATTTCCCTTCACAAGAGCGCCAGAAGTAATAGAGGTTGCACCAGTTCCACCATTAGCAACAGGCAAAGTACCAGTCACACCAGTCGTCAATGGCAGTCCAGTACAACTCGTCAAAGTACCAGAACTAGGAGTGCCAAGCACAGGAGTTGTCAAAGTTGGAGAGGTCAACGTTGCACCAGATAGATCGGCTTTGGTTGCAATTGCAGTAGCAATGTTATTGAACTCAGTGTCAATCTCAGTTCCTTTGACAATCTTGGCAGGATTGCCAGAAGCAAGACTATCTTTAGATGCAAAGTTGGTGCTTTTTACATAGTCAACCATGATGATTCCTTATATCAACTTACCATTCTTGGCAAAAATTTCAATCTTCTGGACACTCAATGGTGTTCCATTTATATCTGCTTCATACCCTGTTTGTATGACCTTCCCTGATCCAGTTGGATAGCAGATAAGAGTCTGCAAAGAAGTGCCAGCAGAATAGTAAGAAACAGGAGAACCATTGGAACCATACTCAGAAACACCATATTGAGCAACAGATTGAGTTGGAATTTTGACGTTCTGAGCATAGTAGTTGCCCGTGAAGTCATATCCCCATTTCATCGTCACATATTGATTAGACCCACCAATTACAACAATGGACAACTTCTTCAAAATTGAAGTAACAGAAGGCGCACCCAAATCTGTATGATTTGTAAAGTATTGAAAACGATAAGAAGATGTATCATCTTGATAACCAGAATAGTTAGCAAGATACCCAGACTTCCCAAGAATCAATGTTCCATCGGCTTTACGAACCAAACTTTTTGGCGTGATGCTATCCCAAGTGGTTACTCGTGAAGACCCATCTTGCAAATATGCTTTCGTGTCAAAACAATAGACTATTTGCAAAACAGGCAAAGTCAGCAAATAAAAGCCATCAATAGGCGAATAAATGCTTTTGACTGTTGATAAGACTTCGCTCTTTACTGCTGAAATAAGATCGTTCCTGACATTCTTAGAAAGATCATTCAGTGGCGCAGACTTTTCTTGAACAGTTCGCTGAATTGAACGAACGCCCGTGGAAGACAAAAAGATGATGTCTGAACCTGTGTTGGCAACAGAGTCTCGTGCAATGCAACCGATTCCTGTTACAACATCATACAAAGTCATTGTTGACGGATTAGTCGCACCTTGATAAATCAGAATGTTGTTGTATCCAAAGATAAACAAAAATCCGTTATGTGCGCCAAGAGCAACAATGTTGTCAGTACCTTTAGGCCAAACGCTGTGAGTGTCAAGAGTTCCAGATGAGCCACCAGTAAATTTGTATGGGCTACTTAGATCAGAGAACTGGATGGTCTGTTTGTCAGTGGTCGTATTAGCAGACCAAGTACGCCCATAGGCTGAAATCACACAGTTTGACTTCTGCACAGTACCCGTATAACCAGCATACGAACTCAGTTTGTAAAATGCAGTAGTCGATGTTGCAGGGTCGTAAATAAGTGGATCATGCCCAGACTGATAAAAGACAATCAGCGAATTGACAAATGCTGCTTGCCAATTAGAGTCCGTAATGGTCGCTGAGTTGGCATTAGTCAATGTCACTAGCGTTGAGCCATTTAACTTAAACAGTTTATTGTTGCCAGCGCACAAAATAGTGCTCGTGCCATCATCGTTGATCAACTCAGTGACCATCTTAATGTCTGATGTTCCAAGATCAGAGTTAAGAGTATTGATCTTTAACCAACCTTTGCGAGCGCCAACACGACCATATTGGTCAATGACACAGTTGTTTGCGGTCAATGCAAAGCCGCTTGCAAGATCAAGAGACGAATCTTGCGTATTCAGGCCATAAAAGCCTGGTGCGGTGATTGCAAATGATTGGATTGGTTGGCTCATGTTGCAATAAAAGTATCGTTTTCAGGAGAACGAGCCAATTCAAGAGAAATCAGATCGGCAAGGCTTGATCGGTACAAAGCATAAGCCTCTGAACTATTCAAGCCACCATCTTCACCTCGCTCAACCAATGCCCTTGCCAAAGCACCAAGAACAATAGGTTCTTTTGCCAGTTTGGTAGTGTCAGAATCACTCGAAAAGTCGTTCTCAGGAATGATTACGCTGAAACGAATTGAATAGACACGATCAGGAACAGGCCAGAATTTAACAATTGCATCACCATTGCTGTCTACACCTTGGAAAGTGTAGTAAACACAGACACTCTGCGTAGGGTTTGGCATGGTGTAATACAGACGATCATGGTCAGCATGACTGAGGTTCTCAAGCATCGTATAGATAGTCGTATTGACCACATCCATTATCTTGAAACGCACTCCAGCACCAGTAAGACTGTAATTTCCTACTTGTCCAACAACAGTGGGAACAACAATTGATTGGTTAAATGCGTCCCAATCGTAGGCATCTGCTACTTGACGCTTTGCATCGTTGACAAACTTGCCAACAATAGAAGAGATGGTATTTTCCGAAACAGTCGTAACTTGTGGTTCACGCATACGAACCAACACATCGTTGACTATTTGAAGGTAGGTTGGAAGAGCCATCGTTTACTCCTTTGCTTTGTTTCGCTTGGAGATCGACGCTGCTTTTTTTCTTGCATCGGCTTTGGAGGAAGCCCCCCATGCTTGTAGAGAAAGTAGCAACCTTGTTGGTTTGCCATCTTTCATCTCAGGCCCAGGCATATTGCCCATTCGTGCAAGAAAACTCGCTCTGCGAGGATTGTCACCTGATTTGACTGGCGCTTTTAAGTGACCACCAGTTTCTGCATTATACGATGATCTCCCTTTAGAGTTCAAGCCACCTTTAGGGTTTTGACCAGCTTTTGTTTGCCAAACTGGTGTTTTCACTTTACATACCTTTTTTCTTCTTTTTAGCCATCCCTGCTTCACTCATGGCAATCGCAATCGCCTGTTTTTGAGAGGTCACAGAAGGGCCTTTTTTGCTTCCAGAATGGAGTTTTCCCTCTTTCCACTCTTTCATCACTTTAGAAACCTTTTTTTGTTTAATAGTAGGTGTTTTCATGGTTTTCCCTTATTTGAGGGTGAGTTGATAAAGAATGTTCTGATACAGACCCACAATTTCGTCAATTACGTTATGCAGGGCAGTCTCAGTGCGGGGAGCAATGGCAGAACGATTTGCCTCAATCCACTCCATCTGGGCACGAAGAACATCGGCAATTGAACCTTTGTACTTGTTAGCCACTACAGGAATGTCAATTCTGAGGTTATAACGACCCATATACTGTTGGGCAAAGTCATCAGCCAACGGGATGATCCCAGAATAGAACTCTTCAAGAGTTTTATGTTCGGCAAAAGATGTGGTTTTTAGGTGAATGGTATGGGCAATGTTTCGTGCCCCAAATAACATCCCAATGAATTCGCCAGCAGTAGTTACAGCCATTTTTAGTCCTTAGTTATAGGGCCACCAGACTTCCAAGCATCGCAGGTACGAGCAGAAGCGCAGGTGAAGTGAAAAAGCTCACAAAAACCAAGATCAGCAGCTTCAATAAACTGCTGGTCGTAATCAAGTTCATTTTCAGAGGATTTGCTCTTTTCCAGACCACTTTTGATGCACTCCATCATTTTCGGGGTTTGGATAAAAGCTGCACAGTTACCGCATCTCATGTTCTTCACGGTGCTGGTGGGTGCGTTGTACATCTTGGCCTTCTTCAGCCAAAACGCATCATTGGGTTCTTCAGGATTCGGAGGGCCATAACCATATTCTTTAAAAGCATGGTTACGATTCTTTAGATTAGTTGCTATATCCTGAGTAGCAACTGGACAAGTGGCAAGCAGACCCATCATTTTATAAATCTCCCGCCAAAATGAGTGATAACGCCACCAATGATAGAGGCAATTGTCATTCCCATCCAGAAGCCACCTTTGCCTTTATTGGCAAGTTCTAAAAGAGCTTTGACATCTGTTCTTAACTCTGCCACTTCTTTTTGGAGAGATCGGACTTCAGCTTCTAGTTGCCCAAAATCACGGTCTGTGATAGCCATTATGAACCTTTCGGTCTTCCTCGTTTGCGTACTGGTGTAAACCCTACATCTTTACGCTCTTCTTCGGAATACAGAGGAGTTTCCTCATGCGTTTCCTCGTCGATTTGAACGTAACCAGGGTGTCCCTTCATGCTGTCAATATCTACTTGCGAAGTGAACGTGACCGTATTGCCACTTTGCAAACAACGATATGTAGCCATTTTATTCCTTCAAAAAACCCCTCCCCCCCTATATAGGGAGAGAGGGGAACATCACTTAGGCAGGAACTGCCAAAGCAACTGCGCCATAGTCACGCAACTCAGCCACACCGTAGATAGTGTCGCTGGTGAACAGCGTAGCAAGATATTCTTGCTTATACTGAGTTTGCGAACGGATAGATTGCTGTTCCACCAGAACCATCGCATCACGATGACCCATCAGAGCAATACGGCAAGCGGTAGTACCGCTAGTGGTATCACAGTTGGTAGAAACAAACACGGGCATACCGTACAGGTTGCCAATTTCACCGTTACGAATGGTGTTGTTAGCACCAGCTTCGCCAACGAAGGCTTGTTCGGTATAACGAGCCAAGCCCATCAGGGTGTTACGGCTGGACGGGGGAATCAGGAAGAAACGACCATCCATAGGAACGTCGTTGTCATCCAGACGCTGAATGGTACGGCGGATAGCCGCATCAGTCAGAGCACCCAAACCAGTGTTGGAACCAGCCACATAAGCGGTAGTACCATCAGCACCAGAGTAAGCAGCGTTGTAGGCGTTAGTGCCAGAGCCACCGTTAAAGCCACGACCCAATTGGATCAGGTCGGTATCAACTTGGCGAGCCAGAGCGTAGCCAGCGTCATCGGTGTAGAAAGCACGCAGACTGGACAAAGACTGAACTTCAACGATGTCCTCGATCAAACGTGAGTATTCGTAGTGCTTGTTCAGATTAACAGTCACTTCAGACTCAGTGTTGACGATCAAGGTCACTGCATCGGTCTTACCTTTTGCAGAAGCATTGCCACGGGTAGGTGCGGGGATGTGAACCACATCACCTTTTTTACCACGAGCGCTCATACGCTTGACAGCGTTAGCAACAACGAGGTTTTTCTTGTAGGAAGCAACAATTTCATCACTCCAAATATCAGGAATGAAAGTTGCTGCGGTCGTTACGGTAGTCGCATTATTCGGTGCGAAAGCGGTGTTTGCCATTTGAAAACTCCTTTAGAAAGTTATTTAACCCGACCCTCTTGGTAAGCCGCCATGATTTCAGGTTGCAGGGCTTCATACCTAGCAGGATCATTCATTTTTAGCCGAATTAGGTCAGCTCGCCTGTAGATGCGTTTCGTTGCTTCACCAGTTCCGCCTGTATCCACAGATGCCGCACGAAGGTTTTGCTTGCGAGTTGCCTCTCCCGAGGCTTCTACTTGCTTGGCCTTCACGCCACGAATCTGCTTATAGGTAGAAAGCAGTTCATTAGCCGAATCAAAATCAAATTCTCCATCTGCTTTGGCATACAGAGCAACACGCACAGGAGAAGATTTCACCCATGACGCAAACTCTGGGTCTTGAACAATTGATGTGAAATCAGGATGTTCATTAGCCAACTTCTGTTGAATTTGCATCCTTTTGAAATCTTGTGCCGCCTGTTTAGCAGCGACAACATCGGGATGTGTTTCAACTGACTTTTGAATTGCCTTTTTAGGGTCTTCAAAGAAATCAACTTCAGGCTCAACCTCAGTATTAGATTTTGTAACAAGGTTTTGTTTGATAAGTTCATCAGCAAGTTTACGAACTTCACCTACTTCTTGAGCTTGCTTTCCAATGAGCTTTTCAGCCTCTTGGTGCATCCGAATAATATCGTCAAGACTTTTACCCCGATACTTTTCGGGAATTTCCGATGATTCAGGCTCAATCGTATTTTCTAGTTTTTCTTCTGGCTCAATCTCGTTATCAAACGTCTTGTCATCGTCAATCAACATACTGTTTCCTTTTCCTGCCCATGAGGGGTTCTAGGAGTTAATAAATGGATACGGCTTACGCTTGTGTACCCTTTTGCTCTTGCTTCAATTTTTCGGCATGGATGCGGTCAAATTTCATTGCCGCCCCTGGAAAACTTCCAGACCATCCCTCCAACTTGATGTTGGGAGCACTCACTTTGCGTGTAGCGGATTCGCCACACAAGCACTGAACATTGACAGTCTCATAACCAGTCAGTTTCTCAGTGACATGGTGGCATTCACCACACACAAATTCATACATTCTTTTCATTCAGTTCCTCAAAAGCTCTTTCGCTGACCTCTCGCAAGGTTTTTAGCCATGTCAAAATCGACAACTCGCCTTTCTTAAACATGAGGTCTTTCTCATCCTGAACCACGCTGATATTATTCAAAGCGTTTACCATGTTGTCAATATCTTCAATCAAATCTTTCCAGCCTTGAGTCGCCATCATTGAAAAACGATCTTCATAATATTTTTGCAGTTCTTTTTCCATTTTGATTAGTTAAAAAACATTAGAAAGTTTCCTGTATTGGTGGCTGCTGTGTTGTATGTAAATACAATAATGCCTTGAGCGCCACTACCACCAGTAGAAACTAATGCGCCAGCACCACCAGCACCACCACCATAATTTCCACCACCACCAGCAGTTCCAGTACTTGCTGTAGTAGCACCGCCACCGCCACCACCAGAACCAGCCGTTCCACCAGCGGTTGCAGTCCAAGTGGCTAATGTGCCACCACCAGCGGCTCCGTTATTAGTGCTGTTTCCGTAAGAACCGCCGCCACCACCACCACCTGTGCCTGCTACAGCGGCTGATCCACTGGTTCCCCCAGCACCGCTTCCTGAGCCAGTACCATCGTTGCCGCCAGCGCCCCCATTGGAACTACTTACACCGTTGGCTCCATTGCTTCCAGCGGCAGAAATAGATGCGCCACCACCGCCGCCACCACCACCAGATGTTGCGCCAGCAGTTCCAGCGCCGTTTCCACCGTTACCACCAACACCACCTGGGCCAGCCGCACCACCACCACCGCCTTTTGCTGATGTAGTTGATGTTCCACCACTACCACCAGAATAAACCGTGTTACCTATACATGATGCAGATGCGCCTCCTGCGCCACCAGTACCACTGGTTGCCGCTGTACCACCTTTGGCTAAAGCACCTTGAGAAGTGAGTGTTGGAGCCGCATTGGAAGCGGCATTGAACCATGTATCTCCACCATTTCCTGCGGTTGTACCACCAGAACCACCAGCCCCAATAGAAACATAAGCAGTTCCACTGGCAGTTAAACCTGTGACCGATGTTGATTTTGCATAAGCGCCACCACCACCACCACCAGCAGGAGAAGCCCTTAAACCACCTGCTCCTCCACCAATTGCCTCGACAGAAACAAGTGATCCAAAATCACTAGGGACAGTAAAAGTTGTTCCACTTGTAATGAAAACAACTTTAGTCGGCATTGTTTTCTCCTGTTAAACCTAAATCAACGCCAACTTCAATTGGAACAACATCTGATCCATTCCAATAAAAACCATCTGGGATTTCTACAAGCCGACATCCATCTGGAGGAAGGTCTGTTTTTTCAGCAATAATCAAATTGACTTGTTGATTAGTCTGTAGGTCAATAACGGCGCAGATAGTCATTTGATTTCTCTTATGCCTGTGTGGTGACTGCGATCACATCCCAACGGGTGTTTGCGGCATTGTAAATACAGCCCACATAAGTCATTTTGCTGGCGGTTGTGCTTGTCGGCAATGTAACGCCAATGACTGTATATGTAGCATTCCAAGTCAATGTTCTGGATGTACCGTTATCCAAAAGCCTGAAAATCAATTTATCTCCATCAACAGGAGTTCCAATTGGGGCATTGATCGTCAAATTAGCCGCTAATGCAGTGTAGGCATAGATGTCAGCCGCTGATACATCAGGGGTTAATGAAGAGGCAGAAGTGGTAGATGTTACTCTAGGATCAATACGCTTGTTCGTCACAGTCTGTGCATCTGTTGTGCCAACAATCGTCCCGCTTGGCGCAGTAAGAGAGGTTGACCATGCAGAACCAGTAGATACTGCAATACCCGCACCTGGGTAAACCATAGAAACTGTATTTGCTAAAGTTCCTGCTAAAAAACTTAAACCAGTTCCAATGGTGACATTGCTAAAACCACCCGAACCATTGCCATACAAAATGGAACTACCAGAAGTGGCTGGAGCGTAATCAGTGCCAGATGTTGCACTACTAAATCCACCAGTTCCATTGCCTTTAAGAATGGAAGTTCCGCTTGTTGCTGGAGCATAGTCAGTTCCAGCAGTAGCAATTGAAAGAACACCAGTTGTAGTCGTGTTTTTTACGATGCCAGTAGCCAAAGAACCTAAAAATTGTGCCCCAGAAAGGCCAGTATCAGTTGTTCCTTGAGCAATAAATTTATTGGAAAAAGCTACATCTGCTGAACCATCTACTGAGTTACCAGCAAGAATTCGTGCAGTAGTCCATTTGGCGGCACTTCCTGTGGTATTTTGATTAAGTGTGGGAACGTCAGCCGCCTGAATGGTGGACATCACCACATTTGTGCCATTACCACGCAAATAAGAACCACTAGTAACAGCTCCAGCAAAAGCATTCATTGCTGTTTGTGCAGTAGTTTGTCCAGAGCCGCCATTTGCTATGGCAACTATTCCAGAAACATTAGCAGCAGTACCAGAACTAGTGATGTAACCACTAGGATTACTTGCGGCGTATGCGCCAAGATTAGTTAAAGCCCCTGCCGCAGTTGTAGCGCCTGTGCCGCCATTGGCAATTGCAACTGTACCAGTGACATTAGATGCTGTTCCCGTAGTATTCTGATTTAGAATGGGAATATCGCTTCCTACTAGTGCACGAAATGTTGGCGCTCCAGAAGTGCCATTGGGAGAAGCAAGAACATAATTAGCTGTTTTGCTTGCATAAGGATTCTGGGTATCACCATATCCACTAGCAAGTGAAATTGCAGGAGTAGTACCGCCAGAAGAAACAACTGGAGAAGTGCCTGTTACGCTTGAAACGCCTGATGCACCAGCAGTATAGTATCCAAGGGTTGTCCAAGCGGTTGTTCCATCTCCCATCTTGAACTTTTGCGTATCCAGTTCAAGACCAATCTCTCCTTGAGCAAGGATTGGATTAGCAGTAGTCCAATTGGCGGCGGAATCTCGTCTAAGTTGAATTTTTATCATTAAGCGCCTCCCGCATCTAGCGGCATTGTTCCACCATAGATAGAGTTAGAAAACCCTCCATCTACGTTTGCAAACCCTTCACCATCTTTGCCAGACATACCAGCCGCACCTTTTTCGCCTTTTTCTCCAACGACTTCGCCAACATTGATCTCTTGACCATTAGACAAAGTAATTATGAGCGAACCATCAAAGTCAATCTTTGTTTGTGCAATGGAAATGCCATTTTCACCATCTTTTCCATCTTTCCCATCTTTCCCATCAAGACCATTTAGTCCATCTTTCCCAGACTCGCCTTTTTCACCTTGATCGCCTTTTTCTCCTCGATCACCTTTTTCACCTTTTGGGCCTTCTAGTTTCTCAACAACCGTAACTTGTTCTTTGATGAAGAAGATTTCTTTGTCTAGCAACAAGACAATGGCATTGAGTTTCGCTTCATGCGAAACATCAGAGAGAAGAATCTCTTTGAGGTTCATTGCCCAATAATGCTTTTCAAGAACTCAGCATCTTTGGCACTTTGTTCTTGTTTGTTGGCTGTTTGCAACTCAACAACTTTTAGTTTGTTTTCAATGTCTTTCTCTTTCAACATGAGTTCAGCAATTTTGATTCGTTTATCAAATTCTTGGGATGCTAAATCATCTTGAGAAGGAAGGTTTTTAGTAGTTGCACCAAGAATTTTTGCCTTGGTTTCTTCAGGAAGAAGTTGTGCTTCAACCATTGCTTTGGCAGCTTCTGCACGATTTTGCTCTGCTTGCGTAGTGTTTAGAGCAATCTGAGCTTGTGCCGCTTGCAAAGCCAGTTGTTGTTGTGCCAAACTGAGTTGTTGAGCTTGAGGATCAGGCTGAGACATTTGATCCAGAGCCGCTATAAGCTCATATCTATTGGTAAACGATGAGTTACCAACAATACCTTTAAGAATCAAAGGCATCACAGGAGTATTTGGCCCAAGAGTCTGCAACAGAGCAATAAACTGTTGTTGTTCATACTCACGAGCAATGATTCCAAGAGTAGCAGTCGGAATGAAGTTGTAATCAACAGTCGGATAACGCTCTGGATCAAACTGCATATAACGGAAAGCCGCCTTTTTGATGAATGGGATCAAGAAATCTTCTTGGAAATTCGTCAAAGTGCGCTTGTATTTTTTGATGATTGAGGCAACAGCCATCGAAATACCGCCAGAATTGGCATCTCGTGACACACTACTAACCATCCCATTGGCATCCAAAGTCCCAGTGGCTTGCAAAAGAAGTTGTTGGAAGACTTGAGCAGTTTGAAGATTCTGACCATCCGTGTTGCCAAACTTGAATGGCATCAAAACTTCAGTTGGAGAGCCGTTGGTCAGGATAGCCTTACCTGGCTTGACCTCAAACTTAGCACCACGGGGAAGCCGAGTGGCATCCATCGCCATCATGGGGCTGGTAGTAAGGGCAAGAGAATCTAAATGGTTACGGATTTGTGCATCCGTGGCCTTTTGCATATTATAGGCTTTCTCAACCGTACCACGACCCAACAAACGATTTGGAACAGTATCATCTTGGTAGGCGATGATGGGTCGATCCTTCATCATGTATGGGTTTTCTTCTGCTTTTAGGAGAAGATTTCCATTGGCAATCACGACAATGGCTTCAACCATGTCTGAATAGTCTTCAGTTGCATCGTCTTCAGGGAAAAGCTCTTCAACAGTCTCAGTTTCAGTGGCTTTCAGGTATTCTCGTGGGACAAGACCATAGTAGGTCAGCAAACGAACCTTCTCATCCTTGAACTGCATGAGTTCTTGGGTGGGATCAAGGTTTTCATCATCAGGATCAATACCAATTTTTACTTTTCGATAGTTGCCTTTTTCGATGTTTTCAACAACTTTATGAATAGAGACAAATTTCTCTACTGCAACACCCATGCACTCCTCAATGGATGAGCCATTGGGATCAAACAAGAAGTTTTTGGGGTTGATTGGGTTGATTTTGACTGCAATACGATCTTTTTCCTCTACGCCAATGGCTGCTTGAGGACTGCCAGGAATCGGTTTAGTGGCTGGGATGTATTCTTTTTCGGTCTTGACGATGATCTCACCAATGCCAGTTCCATAAATCTCTGCCATCAACTCAATTTGGTCAATGGACTTCCGAATTTTGTCTTTTTTGAAGTCTTCAGCGAGTTGAGCTTTGATCAGTTCAACATCAAGTTTGTTTCCATCAACATCTTGAAGGTTATCTTGAATGTCAAAAAATTCTCCTTGACCAAAGATGGCTTCCATGATCTCGGCATGACGAGTCTCTACGGCTTGCTGAGTGCCAGGAGTGATGACTCGACTACGTTCAGATTCACGAGTCTTATCAGTATCATCCCAAATTCCCCGATAAATGCGCTCATACTCAAGCCAAAGATCAAGATAGTTCTGATCTCGGTGATTTCTCCACCGATCACAATGATCCGAAACAAATCGAGTTAATTCTTTGTCAGCATCGCTCGGTTCTTGGTATTCCATTAGACCCCCGAAATAACGTCAATAGGCTCCCAATCGTCCTCGTTGTCGCCTTCAAAATAGGTTGTGACGTTCATCTGATCAATGTAAGAAAGTGCATCAGGGAGGTCATCATGCACCCCTTTTGATGGGAAAAGCAATAGTTGATCTATAAACTCATCCCAATCTTCTTCCGAATTTAACACAATTCTGCCATGCTCAAATCTACCTTGCAACGCCCAAATGATCCTGTCTGCTTTTTTCTTATTTCCATGCGTTAAGTCTTGAACATGGGCAAATATGTTGCTTTTACGCATCATATCAGCTAAGTAGGGCATAACTGCGTTTTTTAGTGCTCCCCGTTCAATTCCAACCGAGATTGGGCGATATTCTCTGATTGCCAACAGAATCTTATTAGCAGTCTCTTGGATGTCCCAGCGTCCGTGGACAATCTCTTTGACGAACCAAACCCCGTCATCAGTTACTTTAACGATTGCAATGGCTGATTCATCTAGTTTGATCTTAGCATTGGCTGCCGCTCTTGCCACTTCTTCAAAGCCAGCCAAGTCGCAGGCAATGTAGTAGCTTCCATACTCAGGTTCAACGCCGTATTTCAGCCAGTCTTCTTTGAAAACATCGGCTCCAGCATTGTTGAAACT